GCCCACCAATAGTGTGATAGTGGGCGCCAACTGGAACGATAATCCGTGGTTTCCGGCGGTGCTGGAGCAGGAACGTAAGGACTGCCTGGAGGTTGAACCGGAACAATATGACCACGTCTGGGAAGGCGGTTATATCACCATCGCCGAGGGTGCGTATTTTGCCCGGCACCTGAACGAAGCGCGGTTGGAAGGACGTATTACCAAAGTCACGGCTGATCCGAATATGGTGTTCCGGATATTTGTGGATATCGGCGGTACCGGTGCGCGGGCGGATAATTTTGTGATGTGGGTAGCGCAGTTTGTCGGTACGCAAATACGCTGGATTGACTACTACGAGGCGCAGGGACAGGACGTCGCGACACACCTGACCTGGTTGCGTGAACGACGCTACACGCCTGCGCGTACGCAGATGTGGTTGCCGCACGACGGCGCCACCCAGGACCGGGTTATTGATATCAGTTACGAATCGGCACTACAGGGCGCCGGTTATGACGTTACTGTGGTCCCTAACCAGGGTAAGGGTGCGGCTAAGGCACGTATCGACGAGGCCCGGCGACTGTTCTCGTCGATGCTGTTCAACGAGGATACTTGCACGGCTGGTCTGGAGGCGTTAGGCTGGTACCATGAGAAGCGCGACGCGGTACGGAACGTTGGACTAGGACCGTCACACGACTGGTCGTCGCACAGTGCCGACGCGTTCGGACTCGGCTGTATCGTTCACGACGTAGGTCCACAACGGATATTTAAGCCTATCAAGTGTAGTGGCTGGAGAACATGACAGATGACCACGACATGACAGAGCCTGTCACCCTACCCCCCGATTTGGCGGTCACATGACAGATTTCACCAAGTTAACCGACGTACGTGCTGACCTTGAAGCGATCCAGGACGCCGAGAGCGATATGCGTGAGGCTGCCCGCGAAGCGCAACTATTCATTCATAAACGTGACGGTCAATGGGAGACAGACGTTCTCTCGGACTCGAACCGGCCACGTTATACCTTCGACATGACTGGCCCGCTGATCGACCAGATCGCCGGTGAGATAGAGAACTCGGATTTCAGTATCCGCGTATTACCGGCCGGCGGTGAAGCTACCAAACAAACCGCCAAGACACTCGACGGACTGATACGTAATATCCAGAACGTATCCGGTGCCGACGAGATATACGACCAGGCGGCCCGTTATATGGTCGAAGGTGGATATGATGGTTGGGAGGTCAAGCAGAAATTTATCGACGGTAACTCGTTCGACCAGGATTTAGTTATCGAGTCGATAGCGAATTTTGTCGATTCTGTGTGGTTCTGGCCGTTTACCAAACCGAACGCGAGTGACGCGCAGGCGTGCGTGAAACTGGAAGCGATACCGATCAAGGAATATGAGAAACGCTGGCCGAAAGGCAGCGGTATCTCGCTTGACTCGAACCGGCTCAGCGATGCGTATCTTAATAAGAATGAACATGTTATCGTCGGTCAGTTGTACTACCTTAAAAAGATTAGACGCGAACTGTTAAAGATGTCCGACGGTACTGTGCTGGACGCCGAGACGGCCGCGCCGGTATTGGACGAGTTGGAGCAAGCGGGCATAACTGTTAGCGACCGTCGTACTCGTGAGAAAACGGTATGTGTATCCAGACTTTTCGATGGCAGTAAGTGGTTGAACGGCCCGCAGGATACGGTTTTTGGTCGCTTACCGGTCGTTCCGATCATATCGAATTTTACCAATATCGAATATAAAAACGTGTGGCGCGGCGCGGTTGAGAAACTGATAGACCCACAACGCGTATACAACTACGCGAAGTCGAGAGAGATCGAAGAAGGCGCGTTGTCGCCGCGCGAAAAAGTCTGGATGACCGCAGATCAGGCAGCAGGACACGAAGATACGTTGGCGACGCTGAACACCAATGCCGATCCGTTCCAGATATATAATCCTGATCCGAAAGCACCAGGTATACCCACTAAAATGAATGGTGCGAAAATTAACCCGGGTCTGAAAACCCTGTCCGATGACATGGGTGGGATGATGCGTAATACTGCCGGGCTATATGCCGCCAGTGTTGGCGATAATCCGAACGTTCAGTCCGGTATCGCTATTACCAAACTACAGGATAAGGGTACGCTCGGTTCGGGTAAGTATTTTAAAGCGGTACGACGGGGTATACGACTTACCGGTCGTATTCTGGTCGAGGCGATACCTAAAGTCTATGATACGCGCCGTCAGGAACGGATAATGAACGAGGATGGTTCGTTTGAAGTGGTTACGTTGAACGCGACGATAGTTGATGCGCAGACCAATAACGTTATAACGCTAAATGATCTCAGTGCGGGGAAGTATGATGTTACTGTTGACGCCGGACCGTCGTTTAAGAACCGGCAACAGGAAACGGTAGATACTATTATCGGTATCGGTCAGGTCGATCCGTCGTTTATCGAAATGGGCGGCGATATACTGGCTAAAAACATTACCGCGCCGGGTATGGATTCACTGGCTGAACGTAAGCGACAGGCGTTATTCTTGACTGGCATTATTCCGCTCGAACAGCAAACGGACGAAGAAAAACAACAGACAATCAAGGCACAACGGACTCCGCCGCCGCCTGACCCGGCTTTGGTACTTGCGGAAGCCGAAGCGAGTAAAGCTGAGGCGCAGAAGGGCCGGGTAATCGTTCAGGCCCAGTCTCAGCAACGACAAGAGGATCGTAAGGACTTGCAACTCCAGTTTACGGAGCAGGCACGGCAGTTCGAACAGTTCACGACGCAGCAAGAGCGTATTACCGATCAGCTAACGGCACAGGCCGAAACAATGAAAACATTACGTGAAGCGTTCGGCGTGGATACGTTGGTCGGTATCGGCGGTTTACCGACACTGTTACAACAGATTCAGTTGGTTTTGGAAGCACAACAAGGTCAACAAGGCTTGAACTAGTTTAGATACGGTGGTATAACTTCACCTATTACCCGTACGCGACGGTATCGCGGCCTACCACATAGGTTAACTATGGAACCAAACGAGCAGCAGGCAGGTGCAGACGCGCCTGAACAGCCCGCCGGGGCTTCGGAATCAGCTACCGAGTTAAACGACGGCTCCCCGGAGCAGGAACAAGAGCAGCAACCGCAGGACAAGGGGTTAAGCCCCGAAGCCCAGGAGATCGTTAATAAAGCGATTGGGCGGCAACACTCTAAGTTTCGTGCCGAACAGGAGCGAGCGAACGGTCTTGCAGCCGAAAACCAACGGTTGCGGGCCAGTTTGCCACAACAAGCGCGGCCGGATATTCCGCCGCTTCCCGATTCTCTTGACGACGATTTCGAGAAGAAGATGGAGGCCAGGGATAAGGCGATCAGTGAAGCATCAGCGTTTGACGTCAGGCAAGAAGTGGCTCATACACAGGCGGCGACACAGGAACGCACGACACAAAACGAGCAGTTCGAAACGTTCAACAAAGCCGCTGATACCTATATGGGACGGGCGGTAAAATTAGGGTTGGACGGGGCCGGACTGCAAGTTGCTGTAAATACTACGGCAGCATACGGGATAAGTGAAGAACTTGCCGTGCATATCCTTAACGATGAGCAAGGCCCGTTAATTACACAGTATCTCGCCGGGAATCTGAATGAATTGGAGTCCTTACGAGTTATGTCCCCGATGCAAGCTGCAGTTCATTTAGCAAATGTGATTGTGCCGAAAATGACGGCCGTACGTGCAAACTCAGGTGCTCCCTTACCGCCAGACGGTCTATCCGGAGGCGGAGTACCCCCGTCAGAGCGCGGACCGCCAGGGACCACCTACACTTAAAAGGTAGGCTATCATGGCTAATAATTTTGACAGTAACTTTTCGACGAAAGTTATGCGTATCTTCATGGAGAAGTACGAAAACGCTCGTATTCTCTCTAAAAACGTCAACACCCAATTACTCGACGGCAAGTTTAACCCCGCCTCGGGTACACAAGTTGATTTCAAACGTCCGACCGATTACACCTCATCCGAAACAGCCGACGGTGATATATCGGGAGTAACGGCTAAGGACATCATTGTCGGTAAGGCTTTTGGCACGGTGCAGGATTATATTACCGTACACGTTGACTTCGACGAGGTGGACCAGGCGCTCAAGATGGATCAACTTGACGAATTGCTGGAACCGGCAGCAACTCGAATTGTAACAACGCTTGAGTTGAATTTTGGGATTTTTATGTCGATTAACTCCGGCCTGTTAGCAGGTACCGTTGGTACTGCAGCCGACGCGTGGGGTGACGTCGCAGAAGCAGGCGCGGTGATGGCGGCTCACGGTATCCCGGCGAGTAAACCGTGGTTCTATGCGGTTAATCCGTTTACCCAGGTAGCGTTAGCTGAAAATCAACGTTCGCTTGGTGCGGGCGGCAGTGCAGGCGCTTTGATCAGTACGGCTCACCACAAGGCAACGATTGTTGAAAATTATGCCGGTTTCGACCGGGTAATGACGTCGACCACAATGCCGAGTTATACAACAGATAGTGAGGCGGACCGTGTTGGCGCATTGTCAGCCGATCCGGTGGTTACGTACGTGGGCGCCAAGGACACCATGACTCAAAACCTGGTTGTTGATGGGTTTGGCGCTGATCTTGAGATTCGGGCAGGCGAAACGGTACAGATTACCGGTCGTAACCGGCTGAATCTGAGTACACGTGAAGTCATACTCGACGCCGCCGGTAATAAAATCGTGTGGACGGGTACTGTAGTTACGGCGGTAACGCTTAGTGGCACGGGTACCGGTACTATCGTTGTGACCGGTCCGGCTATCTTTGAGGCGACTGGTGCGTTCAATACCGTCGATACCGCGCCGCTGGACGGCGATGTCGTAACAATCCTGGGCGCGGCGAGTACTACTTTCCAGCCTAATATGTTCTGGCATAGGGACGCTTTCTCAATCGGTTCTGTACCGATTAAGAAACTGTTTAGTACCGATACGGTCGCCACGACAAAGGACGGTATGACGCTCCGGGTCAGTAAATATGCCGATGGTGACGCTAACGTGCAGACGATTCGTTTCGATCTGCATCCAGCGTTCGCTGCCCTTAACCCGTTCTTTGCGGGCAAGGGATTCGGTAAGCCATAAATAGTGACGCTAACGTTTAGCCGCCTTTCGGGGCGGCTAGGCGTCAACTGGAGAGATATATGTCTAAGACTGAAATGGACCCTCGACGTGCGCTTATCACTTTTATAAAGCCTAACGGCATGCCCGTTCGGGTAAACTCTTTTTCTGCCAGTTTGCAAGCTGCAGTCGATAACGGCTGGCTACCTGAAAAAGAGTTTAAGGCTGCTAAGAGAAAAACCGTCAAGGCTAAGAAGAAGTAGTCATGGCGACGGTAGCCCAGGTTGCCAAAGCGTCGTTACAACGTATTTTAGTCCAGGCGTCCGAAGCTGATCTAGAGCCTGACGAGTATCAGGATTACATCTTTGCGTTGAATAACTACATGCTTGCACTTGACGCCGAAGGCGTTAATTTGGGGTATACCCTTGTATCTGATCTAGGCGACGAAGTTACCGTTCCGCTGGGCGCGTTGCGAGGCATTATCGCTAATGTCGCAATTGAAGTTGCGCCGGACTATAACGGTCAGATTACCGCTGGATTACAGATCGCGGCCCTGGCCGGCGAGAAGGTAATGCGGATATTGGGGCAGCGTATACCGACTATGCGTTTTCCAAGTACGTTGCCTGTTGGTGCGGGTAACGAGGGCGGACGTTCCCGGCACCACCATCACCATTTCTACCCTGATCTTGAAGCTGAAATATTGGCAGAGACAACTGGTGCTATCGGTCTTGAAGTTGAGACAAGTACAGCAGCCGATCAGGATACCCCCTTACCGCCGAGTGGCATACTTTCATGGCGTGAAGATAACGGCGGATTGTTTCAGGTACTTTTCAGTTTTGTAGATGAAAACGATGTCTCGTTTGGCATAACGGGACAATTTTTAGACGAAAACGATACAGGATTCAACGTAGCATGAGCATCCCATATAAAATTCTTGTCGGCGATACCGCCACACCCCAACTACGTGTACCTAAAACTGGCGAAGAAACGTATCTCGCGCCCGTCACTATTAATGATGTAAGCGGCAACGAGGTAGGGTTTGACGTACAGGTTGTTGTCGCTAAAGCGGCGGGTAATGATACCGCTTTCCGTGTCAATAAAATAGGGACCGGACCGGGCGTATCACTGATACAGGAGTGGCATTTAGACGGCGTATCGGTTGCCAGTATCGACGGCGGCGGTTTGATGAAGCTGAACGGCATCAATAATGCCGGTACTCTTACCATAATTACCACAGTCGATGACGTTTTTATTCAGGGTGATAGTGACGTAACCCTGGTAGCGGGCAGCAGTAATATTCAGGTACGTGAGACGCCAACACAAGGTATAACCCTTGTCACACCTGGCGCGACCACACTGAACGGCGTTGATCTCGCTACCGTAAACGCGGTGGTAAACAACCAAACAGGTACGTCTTACACTATATTGATAACTGACGCGGGCAAGACTATCACTTTTAATAACGCCAGCCCGATTGCTGTTGAGGTACCGGACGGCCTACCCGTTGGTTTCAAATGCCTTCTCGTTCAGGTGGGGGCGGGTACCGTAACAGCTACAGCATCCGGCTCAGACACCGTTAATACTGCCGGGGCAGCAGTAGCGGCGATATGGGAAGGTCTGATTATGACTAAATTCGTTACAGGTACGTGGTTTGCCATTAAGACATGATTACCCGCGCACAAGGCAGACGTAAGTCGAATTTTCCCGCTGATACCGGGATACCGAACGACGCCACATTCGACTTTGTTTCGGGTGGCGTAAACTTTAAAATTCTGTTAGCTGATTTTTTCGCCGCACTGAATGTGACCGGCAAAATTCTACAAGACGGTGATCCG